CTGCTGAAGCAGCCGCTTGCAAAAGAGCACATCAAGCCGCGGCTGCTCGGCCATTGGGGAACGACACCCGGGCTGAACTTCATTTACGTTCACCTCAACAGGCTAATAAAAAAACACGACCTCGACATGATCTACATCGCCGGCCCCGGGCATGGCGGGCCGGGGCTCGTCGCGAACGCCTATCTCGAGGGGACCTACAGCGAGGTTTATCCGAACATCCCTCCCAACGAAGAGGGCATGAAGCGCCTTTTCACGCAGTTCTCGTTCCCGGGCGGCATCCCGAGCCACGTGGCGCCGGAGACGCCAGGCTCAATTCATGAGGGCGGCGAGCTCGGATATTCGATATCGCACGCCTACGGGGCCGCCTTCGACAACCCGAACCTGATCGTCGCCTGCGTCGTGGGCGACGGCGAATCGGAGACCGGGGCGCTGGCGACGAGCTGGCACTCCAATAAGTTTCTGAACCCGGCCAGCGACGGCGTGGTTCTGCCGATCCTTCACCTCAACGGCTACAAGATCGCCAATCCAACGGTGCTCGCGCGGATCAGCCACGAGGAGCTGGACCACCTCTTCCGCGGTTACGGCTACACGCCGCATTTCGTCGAAGGGGACGACCCGGAACAGATGCACGAGCTGATGGCCTCCACACTCGACAGGGTCATCGGAGAAATTCAGCGCATCAAATCCGACGCGCGGCCCAACGGTTCGACCAGGCGCCCGCGCTGGCCGATGATCGTGCTGCGCACACCCAAGGGCTGGACATGCCCGAAAGAGATCGACGGCCGGCGCACCGAGGGCTACTGGCGCGCGCACCAGGTGCCGATGGGGGAGATGCACGAGAACCCGGAGCATGTGCATATCCTCGAAGGCTGGATGAAGAGTTACCGGCCCGAGGAGCTATTCGACGGCAGCGGCCAGCTCCGGCCCGAGCTCGCCGAGCTTCCCCCGCAAGGCGACCGCCGGATGAGCGCCAACCCGCACACCAATGGCGGCTTGTTGCTGCGCGAATTGCGATTGCCGGACTTCCGCGATTACGCCGTCGCGGTGAGCACACCGGGCGCTGCCGTGGCCGAGGCCACCCGCGAAATGGGTAAGTTCCTGCGCGATGTCATGAAGATGAACATGGAGTCGCGGAACTTCCGGCTGTTCAGCCCAGACGAGAACAACTCGAACCGCTGGCAGGATGTGCTCGACGTTACCAACCGCGTCTGGGTAGCCGAGATCGAGTCCTATGACGACCACCTAGCGCCCGACGGGCGGGTCATGGAGATTCTCAGCGAGCACCAGTGCCAGGGCTGGCTCGAGGGATATCTGCTGACCGGTCGTCACGGCTTTTTCTCGTGCTACGAGGCGTTTATCCACATCATCGATTCGATGTTCAACCAGCACGCCAAATGGCTGAAGGTGTGCAACCACATTCCGTGGCGGCGGCCCATCGGCTCGCTGAATTACCTGCTGTCCAGCCATGTCTGGCGACAGGACCACAACGGCTTCAGCCACCAGGACCCCGGGTTTATCGACCACGTCGTCAATAAGAAGGCCGAGGTCGTCCGCGTCTATCTGCCGCCCGATGCCAACTCCCTGCTGTCGGTCACCGACCATTGCCTGCGCAGCCGCAACTACGTCAACGTCGTTGTCGCCGGCAAGCAGCCGGCCCCTCAGTGGTTGACTATGGATGAAGCGATCAAGCATTGCGCTGCCGGCCTTGGCATTTGGGAGTGGGCCAGTAACGATCGGGGCGGGGAGCCAGATGTCGTGATGGCCTGCTGCGGCGACGTTCCGACTCTGGAAACCTTGGCTGCCGTCGATCTGCTGCGGAAGCATGCTCCCGAACTGAAGGTGCGGGTCATCAATATCGTCGATCTGATGAAGCTGCAGCCTTCGACTGAGCACCCGCATGGCCTCACGGACCACGATTTCGATGCGCTGTTTACGACGGACAAGCCGATCATCTTCGCGTTCCACGGTTACCCTTACCTCATCCACCGGATGACCTACCGGCGGAACGGCCACCACAACATCCACGTCCGTGGCTACAAGGAAGAGGGCACCACGACGACGCCGTTCGACATGTGTGTGTTGAACGATCTCGATCGCTTCCACCTCGTCGGCGATGTGATCGACCGCGTTCCGAAGCTCGGGGCGCGGGCCGCCTACGCAAAACAGGCAATCCGCGACAAACTGATTGAGCACAAGCAGTACATTTCACGCTACGGCGACGACATGCCGGAGATCACCGGCTGGCGGTGGGGGCAGGAGGCGGCGTCAGTGGGGATCCGCTCGACGGAAGGCGATAACGTCTGATCTTGGAGGCGAACATTGAACGTGTTCGCGATCAGACACGGCGAGACGGAGTGGAGCCTCAGCGGGCAGCACACTGGAACGACGGACATTCCGCTGACCGACAAGGGGCGCCCGCTCGCCGAACGGATGCGGTCTCGAGATAAGCCCCCGCTATGTCGATGTCATCCTGCGACGTTGGCAAGCCTTCACCGGGCGGACCGCGATCCATCAAGCGTCGGATCAATCATTCGACGAGCGCGCCGCCAGTCGGGACCGAGATCGATCAGGCTCAGCCGATGGCTAGAAAAGCGTTTGTCGTCAATGAGGCGACCCGCGAAAAAGTGCGCCACCTGGCTGGGGTCGGTGTCCGCCAGGACGACATCGCCAAGATCACCGGGTGCGCACCGAAGACCTTGCGCAAGCGGTGTCGTGATGATCTCGACCGCGGTGTGGCTGAGGCCAATGCCATGGTCTCCGGCTATTTGTTCGCCGCCGCCAAGGCGGGCAATGTCGCGGCACAAATCTTTTGGTTGAAAACACGCGCAAGTTGGCGCGAAGCGGCGGCGGACCGCCCGGTTCAGGACAGCGACGCCGACGCGCAGTCACCAGTAGTCCTCTTGTTGCCCGATAACGGCCGAGACCCCGAGCTGACGCGAGCGCTGCGAGACGCACAGGAGAAGCACTTGTCGAGAAAACCGCAGCGGTAACGGCGTGAACGGCAGACGCGATCGGAAGGGCGGGCGTGAAAGCCAAAAATACAGTGGGTGCTCTCCTTCAGAGCACCGTTCACCGGCTTCCTCACGCCGTAAGCAGGTGGCCTGGGCTCTCGGCAGGTGATGCATGGCATTTCCATTCGCAGCAACAATCGCCGCGCAGCCCGGACCGCAGACGGAATTTCTGCGGAGCTGTGCCGACATCTGCATCTATGGCGGCGCCGCAGGTGGGGGGAAGACCGCCGGACTGATCCTGGAGCCGCTGCGCCATGTCGGCCGGATTGCCAATTTCGCCGCCGTGTTCTTCCGCCGCACCATGCCCCAGATTACCAATCCCGGAGCGCTCTGGGATGAGAGCCTGAATTTCTACCCCCGGCTCGGCGGCACTCCGCATCTGAGGATGCGCGAGTGGCGCTGGCCGCACGGCGGCAAGATCAAGTTCTCTCACCTACAGTTCGAAACCACGGTTTACGACTGGCAGGGTGCGCAGATTACGTTGATCTGCTTCGACGAACTGACACATTTTTCGGCGCATCAGTTCTTTTACATGCTCAGCCGGAACCGCTCGACCTGCGGTGTGCGGCCTTATATCCGCGCCAACTGCAACCCAGACGCGGACTCTTGGGTCGCCGATTTCCTGGCGTGGTGGATCGATCCCGAGAGCGGACTGCCGATCCCCGAGCGGGCCGGGGTTCTTCGTTATTTCGTCCGCATTGCCGAGAAAATTGTGTGGGCCGATCGACCCGAAGAATTGATGCAAGACCTCTTACGGGGCCACGGTCTGCCGCCGGGCATCGACCCGCCGCTGCCGATGAGTGTCACTTTCATCCCGGCGACGGTATTCGACAACCCGGCGCTGCTGCGGGTCAACCCGGAATATGTCGGCTGGCTATTGTCGTTGCCGATACTTGAGCGCGAACGGCTACTGGGCGGTAATTGGAAGATCAGACCCGCAGCGGGGCTGTACTTCAGGCGTGAGTGGTGTGCCGTCGTTGACGCGATCCCGGCCGACCTCGACGTAGTCCGGTATTGGGATCTCG